TGGCTGCGCCACGAAGGGCACCATGGCCCGAGGCCCAATGGCATAAAGCATGAACTACGCCGAGCTGAAGATCAACATTGCTGACATCTGTGAAAACGAGTTCACAGAGGAGCAGTACGCCATGTTCGCCCAGCAGGCGGAGCAGAAAATCTATAACACGGTGCAGTTGGCCAACTTGCGCAAGAACGTCACTGGCACGTTGACTGCGAACAACAAGTATCTGGCCGCGCCGAATGATTTCCTGTCGGTGTACTCGTTGGCCATCTACCCGGCTGCAGGCGGGAACTACGAGTTCCTGCTGGACAAGGACGTGAACTTCATCCGTCAGGCGTACCCCAATCCGGCTACTACCGGCAAGCCCAAGCACTACGCCATCTTCGGCCCTCAGTCGAACGACGTGAATGAGCTGACGTTCATCTTGGGACCCACACCGGACGCCACTTACGCGGCTGAGCTGCACTACTACTACTACCCCGAGTCCATCGTGACCGCAGGTGAGACGTGGCTGGGTGAGAACTTCGATTCTGCTTTGCTCAACGGCGCACTGGTAGAGGCCATTCGCTTCATGAAGGGCGAGGCTGACATGGTGAAGCTGTACCAAGACATGTACATGCAGGCAATTGCGCTGCTCAAGAACTTGGGTGACGGCAAACAACGCACCGACACATACCGTGACGGTCAGACAAGGATCAAAGTGTCATGACAATCGCGCAAACCGCAACCACATCGTTCAAGGTGGAGCTGCCGCAGGGCATTCACAACTTTGGACCGACATCGCCCGACACGTTCAAGATCGCGCTGTACACCGCTGCCGCCAATCTGGACGGCTCCACGGCTGTTTACACGACATCAGGTGAAGTCGTTGGTACGGGTTACGTGGCTGGCGGCAACACACTGGTCATTACGACCACACCTGTGGCTGCAAACAACAGCGCCAACGTGCCCACGGCCTACTTCAGCTTTGCCAACACCTCTTGGACAAGCTCAACCTTCACAGCCCGGGGCGCGTTGATCTACAACAGCACAGAGGGCAACAAGTCCGTGGCTGTTCTCGACTTCGGCGCTGACAAGACCGTGAGCAACGACACCTTCCAAGTCATTTTCCCAACTGCCGATGCCAACAGCGCAATCGTGCGCATCTCATAAGGACACATCATGGAACACAGCAAAGCAGCCGACAGCGTTACAGCAGGCCTGATCACAAACCGTGTAGGCGGTGAGCGCGTGGGCGCGGGCGGTGTGTTCACCGTCACCTGCGTGGGCGCAGACGGCAAAGAGAAGTGGTCTGACACCTTCCACAACCTCGTGGTCAACCAAGGCCTGCAGGACATGAACAGCAAGTATTTCGCTGCTTCTGGCTACACGTCTGCTTGGTTCCTTGGCTTGGTCCAAGGCCCCGGCTCCGGCACAACCTTTGCCGCTGCTGACACGCTGGCTTCGCACGCAGGATGGACAGAACTGGTGCCCGGCACAGCCTACACCGGCAACCGCAAGGCAGTGACGTTCGGCACGGCCACCACGGCTGATCCATCGGTGATCTCGAACTCCGCAGCTCCTTCCTCGTTTGCCATGCTGGTGAACGGCACGGTGGTGGCTGGCGCGTTCTTGGCCAGTGTGAACAGCGGCACGTCTGGCATCTTGTTCTCGGCTGGTGACTTTACTGGCGGCGACAAGACGGTGGACAACGGCGACACGCTGAATGTGACCTACACCTTCTCGCTCGACGCGGCCTGATAGGGGCAAGCGGTGTTTGGTGATGTCACTTTTGCCCAAGCACCCTTCGCCTCTTTAGGCGGGAATACGTTTGCCGTCGCGCAGGCCGAGACGGCTTTGGCGGGGAGCGTTTTCGCAGTGCCGAGCCTTGTTCGCGGGGGCCTCATTGACGAGGCGGTGACCGGCCAGCAGGCGCAGGTAGCTACGGCCACGTTCAGGCCCGCGCAGGAAGAATCCGCCACCGCAGCCAACGTGCAGTCGGTGATCGCCACCATGGTGGCCAGCATGCTTGAGCAGGCCGAAGCTACAGCAACCCAGACGGCCATTGGCACCTTCTTGGCTGCACAGGCGGAAAGCACCACCGGCACGGCAGCACAGACTGCTGTGGGCACTTTCTTGGCGGCGCAGGCTGAGACCGCCACGGGCACTGACGACATGGCCAGAGGCCTGCTGATCTCCGTGGCCATCGCAGAGAGCGCCACGGGCGCGGCCACCCAAGTGGCTCAAGTAAATTTCACGGGCACCATGGCGGAAGCTGTCAGCGCCCTGAGCACTCTGGGCGCAGTCAAAGACAAGAACGTCTACCTGACCGGCGTGCAGCTTTACATCAACATCGGAGGGGTGTTGGTCTGGGCCACGATTGACGACAGCCAGACACCGAACTGGCAAAATATCAACGATGTGCAGTCCCCCGGCTGGACGCAGATACCATCGTAAGGACTCAAAATGGCATTGGTACTCAAAGATCGCGTCAAGGAAACGACCACAACAACCGGCACCGGCACGGTTACGTTGGCTGGCGCAGCCGCAGGGTTCCAGTCCTTTGCCGCTGTTGGTGACGGCAACCAGACCTTCTACGCCATTGTGGACTCGGCATCTGGCGCTTGGGAAGTGGGCGTCGGCACTTACACATCCTCGGGCACAACCCTGTCGCGCACAACCGTGGTGTCGTCCAGCAACGCTGGTTCTCTGGTGAACTTTGGCGCTGGCTCCAAGGACGTGTTTGTCACATACCCATCTTCGCGTGCGGTGTATCTGGACGCAGCGGGCTCTGCCGTTTCGGTGCTGGACATCGGCACCTTGGGTGCGAGCACGGCCAACATCACCACCGCCAACATTACAGCGGGCACGGTTTCAACAGCACCTGCCAGCGCAAACGATTTGGTCAACAAGACCTACGTCGATGCGCTCATAGCGAGCGGCATCCACTTCCACCAGCCAGTGCGGGTGGAAGCACCGATCAACCTGAACGCAACGTACAACAACGGCACCGCCGGTGTGGGCGCAACTCTGACCAACGCAGGGGCACAAGCTGCCTTGGTAATTGATGGTGTGACGGTCAGCGTGGCGGATCGCGTGTTGGTGTATCAGCAGACTACCCAGACACAAAACGGTATCTACGTGGTGACAAACGTGGGCTCGGGATCGACCAACTGGATTTTGACTCGCTCCAGTGATGCGGACACTTACGTCATCAACAATGCTGCGGGCTTGAGCGAAGGCTCTACCGTTTTTGTGCAGCAAGGCGCAACAGGCGCAGGTGAGACATACACCTGCAACACGACCGGCGTCATCACGTTTGGCACAACCAACATCACGTTTGCCCAGATCAGCTCCGCGCAGATTTACAGCGCAGGCACGGGCTTGACCCTCTCTGGCACACAGTTCAGCATCACCAACACGGGTACTGCTGGCACATACGGCGATGCCGCTACGGTGCCGGTAATCACCACGAACGCACAAGGTCAAGTCACAGGCGTCACCCCCACGGCCATCGCCATCTCGGGCGCAGCGGTGTCGGGCAACATCTCAGGCCAAGCTGGCTCGGTGGCCAACGCTCTGACAGCGGGCACGTTCCTGACTTCTGGCGGCACGTTTGATGGCTCCGCAGCCCGCACTTTTGCCGTGGATGCCACGGACGCCAACACTGCTTCCAAGGTCGTGGCGCGTGACGCATCGGGCAACTTCAGCGCCGGGACTATCACGGCCACACTGAGCGGTTCGGCAACAAGCGCAACCACAGCGACCAACCTTGCAGGCGGCGCGGCCAACCAGATTGCGTACCAGACCGGATCAGGGGCCACGACATTCGCGGTAGCGCCCACAGCCTCCAACCAAGTTCTGAACTGGAACGGCTCTGCGTTCACATGGAGTGCTGGCACGATCTCGGGTGTGGCCTTGGGCAGCAACCTGAACGCTTTGACATTGGGTTCGTATCTGACCGGTACAAGCTACAACGGCTCTGGCGCAGTCACTGCGGCAGTGGACGCCACATCCGCCAACACGGCCAGCAAGGTCGTAGCGCGTGACGCCTCGGGCAACTTCAGCGCAGGCACGATCACTGCGGCACTGAGCGGTAACGCTACGACGGCTACCACAGCGGCCAACGTCAACAACGGCACGCTCACAATGAACGTGTCGGGCACTGGCCTGTCGGGTTCTCAGACATTCACCGCCAACCAATCAGGCAACGCGACGTTCACCGTCACATCGAACGCAACAAGCGCCAACACCGTTTCAACGCTCGTTGCTCGGGATGCCTCTGGCAACTTCAGCGCGGGGACGGTTTCAGTTACAAGACTTACCGCCACTCCAAACACATCCGGCGTCAGTACTGGAATTACTGCGGTCAACGGAGATATGACTGCATACCGAAGTGGCGGTACAACCGGGGTAATCTACCTCAGCAGCGCGGGCTCTCACTACCTGTACTGGGACGGGACAAACTACAACCTAAACGCTGGCAACTTGGTCTGCACGGGCAACGTCACTGCGTATTCTGATGAGCGATTGAAAAAAGACTGGGCCGATTTACCCGGTGATTTTCTTTCGCAGTTGGCAAAGATCAAGCACGGCACATACACCCGGATTGATTCAGACGACCGGCAGGCCGGTGTGTCCGCTCAGCAAATGCAGGCGTTTTTGCCAGAGGTGGTCCAGACTGATGAAAAAGGCAACCTCACCCTCGCATACGGAAACGCAGCCCTTGTTGCTGCTGTAAAGTTGGCGGAACGTGTTGTTGCGCTCGAAGCTCGCATAGCCGCCCTTGAGGCGAAAGGATAATCATGTCAAGCACCTTCTCCAACCTAAAGTTTGAGCTGATCGGCAACGGTGAGCAGTCAGGCACTTGGGGCACCACGACCAACTCCAACATTGGTACTGCCATCGAGCAGGCCATTGCGGGTATGGCGACACTGGAAGCAGCAGACTTCACAGCCAACGTGTGCACACTGACGCTGGCCAACACCACGGCTGCTCAGGATGCCCGGGCACTGTGCTTGAACATCGCCTCCGGCGCGGTGTCTGCTGCGGGCACGGTGAATGTTCCCGCTATCCAGAAGCCCTACATCGTCATCAACGGCTCCAGCTTCGCTGTGACAGTCAAGGTGTCTGGCCTGACCGGTGTGGCAGTCCCTCCCGGTACGCGCACGGTGGTGTACAACGACGGTACAGACGTGGGCGAGCAGATCAGCTTCTTGTCTTCCTTGACTTTGCTGACGGCCCTGCCTGTTGCCTCTGGTGGATCAGGCGCGTCAACTGCATCAGCGGCACGGACCAACTTCGGCGCAACAACGCTGGGCGGCAACCTCTTCACGATCACCAATCCAAGCGCGGTGACATTCCCACGTTTCAATGCAGACAACACCGTCTCATCTTTGAGTGCTTCGGACTTCCGCACAGCCATCGGCGCAGGCACTGGTGGTGGCTCGGTTTCTTCTGTTGCAGGTACTGGCTCCGCCAACGGCCTGACGCTTTCGGGCACGGTGACATCCACGGGCAACATCACGCTGGGCGGCTCCGTCACAAGCCTGACAACAACCAACTTCACAATCATGGAAGAAGGCGGTAAGCTCGTGATCAAGTATGGCGGCACAGTGGTTGCCTCGTTCAGCAGCGCAGGCGCTCTGATCGCCAAAGACAACGTAACCGCCTACGGCACCCCATAAGGAGCGAACATGGTAATGCCAGCAAGCGGCCCCCTGAACATGGGAGGCACATCAAGCCCAGTCAGTGTCGCTCAAGAACTCGGTCTGAGCCTGACCGCGACTATCTCAATGAACGATGCAGCAGTCCGCACTCTTGCAGGTGTTGGTGGTAGCGGCACCTCGTGGAGCATGAACTCGTTGTATGGAAAAGCGAACGCCTACACCATTGAATATTTGGTTGTTGCTGGTGGTGGTGCAGGTGGGACCGGGCAGCCGGGTTGGGGGTCCTATCTTGGGCAAGGGGGCGGCGGCGCTGGCGGTTACCAAGCCATTTCAGCAATAACTGTTGCATCTGGGGCTTCATACACAGCGACAGTAGGGTCAGGTGGTGCAGCGGTAAGTGCCCCCAGTGCCGCTACAGGCGGTAGCGGCAATAATTCGTCGTTCAATAGCACTACTTCTATAGGCGGTGGGGCTGGCGGAGCCGCCAGCGCCGCTGGTGCCACAAGTGGCGGGTCTGGCGGCGGTGCTTCTACCTACCCATCATTCACTGCCGGGACTGGAATTTCCGGGCAAGGAAACAACGGAGGCACCGCCACAGCTACCGACGTTTACCAAGGGTATAACAATTTTTACCGGGTGGCTCGGAGCGGCAGCGGCGGCGGTGCAAATGCTGCGGGGACTGCCAGTGGCATGGCCTCTGGGGGTGTTGGCGGGGCTGGAAAGGTGTGGTTAAACGGTATTGCGTATGCAGGGGGCGGCGGTTCTACTGCATTTGCCACACCATACGGGTACAGTACTGTTGCTTATAATGTCGGTGCTGCGGGAAGTCTAGGCGGGGGTGGAGCTTCGGGGGTAGATACTGCCGCAACAGACGGGGCGGCAAACTCAGGCGGTGGCGGTGGCGGGGCTACCGTTTACAGCGGTGTTGGACGCAGCGGCGGTTCAGGCGTCGTCATCATCCGTTATGCAGGCTCCCAGCGCGGCACTGGCGGCACAGTCACTTCTGCTGGCGGCTATACATACCACACCTTCACATCCTCTGGGACATTTACAGCATGAGCCAATTTGCCCAAATCGACGAGAACAGCATTGTCCGGCGCGTGCTGGTCATTGACCAAGCAGAGATTGACACGGGTAGCTGGGGCGACCCAGCAACTTGGGTGCAAACCAGCTATAACACGCATGGCGGCGTGTATTACACCCCCAACACCAATACACCTGATCCCGACCAGTCCAAAGCGTTTCGCAAGAACTTTGCAGGGATTGGCTTTACGTGGCTACCCAACGGACCAGAGGGTGGGGGCTTTGCGTCTCCGTCGCCCTATCCTTCATGGGTCATGAACAGCTTTTCGTATTTGTGGGAATCACCCGTGCCAATGCCGGAGCCGAACAGCCCTCCGTATTACACTTGGGATGAGGCGACTGTATCTTGGGTTATTGTCCCGGAAAATGCTAACGGAAAAATTGATATTGTGGAGCTTTAAAAATGGCACAACCAAACATCCGAATTGCGCACATACACAAACTTTTTACCCGCATGATGCATTTTCAAAATGTGGGGGACATTGAGTTGGGGCATACCCACCAGTATGATCATGCAACGCTGGTAGCGCACGGCTCGGTTTTGGTGCGGTGTCGCGGCAAAGAGACTGTGTTTAAAGCCCCGCAGCTCATCTGGATTGCAGCAGAGTTGGAACATGAATTGGTAGGTCAAGAAGCCGGAACCGTTTGCGTTTGCTTGCACACCGCTGACAGTGCAGAGCATGGTGGCGATACGGTTTCGGAGGACATGATCCCCGCCGGAGCCGAGCAAGTGTTCGCAAGCCGCGCCACGGAGACCTAAAGTGCTGCTGCAAACCCCGCGAGTCATCAATGGTTGGAAGCATCCCGACTGCTTTAATATGCCAGAAGGGGTGTACCGCGACAACAGTTTTGGCAGGCGCTTTATGAGTTATGAAGACGCCCCATTCCGAGATGAGGCATTTGCGGCGTTTGGCATAACGGAAACTATGCGCGAACCGCAGTTCAGGAACTTTATTGGCAACCACTATTTGGATGGCGCGGCAACGCACACCCATAAAGACGGTGCTCCTGTTGGGTATGTGCATACTCGCTGTAACTGGATGGTCAAAAAACCCGCAGCGGGCGGCGATCCGATTTTGGATGGGGTTGTTGTGCCAGTCGAAGAGGGCGATCTTTGGCTTTGTCTGGCAAGTCTTGAACGTCATGGGAGCACGCCAATTTCTGGTGGCGAGCGTATTATCTGCTCGTTCGGCGCATTGGTGCCGGTAGCAGCTTTGTCACACATTTTGTAGGAGCCATCATGCGCCTGATCGCCATTCTCTGTGCCCTGTCCTTGACAGGCTGCGCCACTGCCGAGTACCAAGCCTATGCCGAAGCCCATAAAGCTCAAGCAGCGGCCCAGACAGCCCGTTTCCAAGCCCTTGCTGACATCGCTCGGCAAGGTGACACCACAGCCAAAGTCGCTGCGGTGATGTCCCTTCAGATGGGTGGCGGTCAGCAGAACGCGCAGATCAACGCTCCCAAGAACTGGGCTGATTACGCCATGCAGTGGACCGGCCTGCTGCTGCCAACCATCGGACAGGTGTATACCGTGAACAAGCAGACCAGCTTGGGCATGCGCCAGTCTGACAATGCAACAGCTCTGGGTGTCAGCACCAACGCAGCGTTCGTGGGCATCGCCTCGCAGATTCAAGCGCCAGCGGCCAACGTGACAACCATCGGCGGCAATGGTGTAATTGGCGCAGGTTCGTACAGCATAGGGGCAAACAGTGGGTCAAACTCTGGCAACAGTGGTCGCCTTGCTGGTGGCGGTATTACTGACAATACGGCTACTCCAACTGTGGTGACCAGTACCAACACCACAACGACAACCACCACACAAGCCACGGTGCCATGAAAGACTGGGCCGTAGCATTCTGTGCAGCGGCCCTTCTGATTGGGCTGGTGGTTTGGTGCGCAAGAATTTTTGCTCAGCTTGTATGGAGTTTGTAGATGCTTGCCGAAATTGCAGCAGCGAATGCAGCCTTCGCAGTAATAAAAGGTGCGCTGGCCAACGGCAAAGAGCTACACCAGCTCGGCTCTCGGGTCTTTGATTACTTCGACAACAAAGCCAAGATTCAGGAAAAAGCCAATAAAAAGGGTGGCGGCTCTGACCTCGAAGAGTTCATGGCTCTGGAGCAGTTGAATGCCCAAGAGGTTGAGCTGCGTGAACGCATGGTTTACGCAGGCCGTCCGGGCATGTGGGCTGACTGGCAGAAGTTCCAAGCTGCCGCTGCTCGTAGGCGCAGGGAAGCCAAAGAGGCCGAAATTAAGGCCATCAAGCTGCGCAAAGCCAAGATGGACCAGCTCATTGAGTATTTGGTGCTTGGCGTGGCCTCACTCATCCTTACTGGCCTGCTTATTTACGGCATCATCATTTACATGCTGTACATCAAAAAATGAGCGACGACAAGCTGAACGCCAACACAACCCTAGACAAAGTGCTCGGGTATGTGGACTCGCCGTTCAAGCTGTTCGCGATCCTGCTTATGGGCGTGGTGGCCTTCGCTGGCTACTTCCTGTGGCAGAACCAAGAGTTCATGCGCGACGCCTACAAGGAGTCCAAGAAGCTGCCGGAGATCAACACCAGCCGGACTGACGAGGCCAGCGCCATGCTGTTTAAGCAAACGGGCGCTGCAGTGGTGGCGGTGTTCAAAGTCAACCCGCTGTTCAACAGTCGGGTGCTGTACCGGGCCTACACCAAGGATGGTCGGGACAAGGGCGTTGAGGATATCGACGTTGGGCTGTTCAGCCACAATGCTGCCAACAATTCGGATGTGGTCAAGCTGATGACCAACGAGACCCCCTGCGGGGAGTACCGCTACGCACAGTCTGAGGTGGGCCTGTGGTATCTGGGCAAAGGGGTCGCGTTTACCTGCCGGGTGAGCGTTCCGCCAGACAGCCACAGGTTTGTCGGGCAGATCACGGTGGGCTGGGCGGAGCCACCGAAAGACATCGAGCAAGTAAAATTCATGCTGGAGATCGCCAGCGCCATGCTAACCAAAAGGGGTAATTGATGCTTACACTTCTTTCAACACTTGGGGGTCTGCTGATCTCCGGCTTGCCGAAGCTGCTGGAGTACTTCCAGAACAAGGCCGATCAGGCGCACGAGCTGAAGCTGGCGGCGCTGCAGAACGAGCGCGAGTTGGCTATGGCCGCTGCCGGGTTTGCCGCCCAAGCAAAGATTGAGGAAATCCGTACCGAACAGGTCCAAATGGAGACCGATGCTCGAATGACCGAAGCCGCGCTCTCGCACGATGAAAAGGTGTTGGCAAGGGCAAGTACATGGGTCGTTAACTTTGTGGGCACCGTGCGGCCCATGGTGACCTACATATTCGTTCTGGAGCTGGTGGCGATCAACGCTTTCATGGCGGTGTACCTGTGGAGTCACCCAACCCTGATCCAAAGCATTGACGACGTGATCCGCTATTCCGACCTGATCTTCAGTGCTGACGAGATGGCAATGCTTGGTGGCATCATCGGTTTCTGGTTTGGCTCTCGCGGCTGGAGCAAGAAGTGAAACTGAGCAAGGCAGGCGAAGACCTGATGCACCGGTTCGAGGGCAAACGCTCTCGGCCCTACCTTTGCCCAGCGCACATCTGGACGATTGGCTACGGCCATGTCCTGTACCAAGAGCAGATCAGGCTTCCCATGGTCCGGCCACCGGGCAAGACCAAAGCCGACATCCCCATGATCCGCAGTGAGTTCCCACTAAAACCGGAGGACAACCGTGTCTGGACAAAAGAAGAGATCGACGAACTATTCCGAGTTGATGTCGGAACTTTTGAACGGGGTGTTCTTCGTCTTGTTCCCAGCGTGGTTGGGCGTCAAGGCGCTTTTGACGCTCTTGTCTCTATTTCCTTCAACTTCGGGCTAGGCAACCTCCAGCGCAGCACCATCCGAATGAAGGCCAACCGGGGTGACTGGGAGGGTGCAGCCGATGCGTTCCGGGCTTGGACCAAGGGTGGCGGCAAGGTTCTGCCCGGGCTGGTCAAGCGCCGGGAAGCTGAAATTGCGCTGTTTCTGAGTTAAGTGCGAAAATGCCGCAAAGCCGAGGTAACCGATGCCACTCAAAAAATTACTATTCCGCCCGGGGGTAAGCCGCGAAAACACGCGCTACCTCTCAGAAAATGTCGGACCCACGGGGGTCAACGGCGCGTATTCTGCTGGCTGGTACGAGTGCGACAAGATTCGGTTCCGTTCTGGATCACCTGAAAAGATCGGTGGCTGGGAGCGCATCTCGGCAAACTCCTTCCTTGGTGTATGCCGGTCGCTTTGGAACTGGGTGACGCTGGGCGGGGCCAACCTGCTGGGCGTGGGCACGAACCTCAAGTTCTACATTGAAAACGGCGGCTCGTACTACGACATCACGCCGTTGCGCGGTTCCCCGACGATCAACAACAACCCGTTCGTGGCCACGCTGGGCTCCAGCGTCATCACCGTCACAGACACCGCACACGGCTGCCTCACTGGGGACTTTGTGACCTTCAGCGGGGCAGTAGGCCTTGGCGGCAACATCACGGCGGGCGTGCTCAACGCAGAATACCAAGTCACCGTGGTGGATGCAAACTCCTACACCATCACCGTCTCGGCTACGGCCAACGCCACTGACGTGTCGGGCTCTCCGGGCGGCGGGGCTTCGGTCGTTGCCGCTTACCAGATCAACACCGGCTTTGAGTACGCCGTCCCGCTGGTCGGCTGGGGCGCTGGCGGCTGGGGCGCTGGCCCATGGGGTACAGGCACATCGTCCTTGGAAACCCTGCGCCTGTGGAGCCAGTTCAACTTTGGCGAAGACCTGATCTTCGGGCCACGAGGCGGAGCCATTTACTACTGGGACTCTTCGGCTGGCACAGGCACCCGGGCAGTAAACCTGACATCCTTGGGCGGCGCTTCGGATGTGCCCACGGTGCAGAACACCATATTGGTTTCGGACGTAAGTCGCTTCGTG